TTCAGATGAGGATGATGCTCTTTCTTATTTCCAAAAACTTGCAGAGGAATAATTAGGAATATAATCTAATATTTTCCCCTCTTACTAAGGTTTCACTCAGATACTGGGTGGAACCTTCTTTGTATATCATAGATTCTTCCATATCATTCAGAATGACATTTATATATTCTGCCTTTAAAACATAGATATTTCTTTTATTCTCTTCAATTTTGTTTTCGTAGGTATAATTAGTTATTTCAGTGGTGATGTTTGATGCAGTTGTGTAAGATTCAAGTTCGGCATCATAAAATTCGATAGAATAGTTTTGAGGCACTTTTAATCCTTTTGGAACAATGATTGCTTCATCACTATTTCTTACCTCTTGAGTTTCATAGTGATGAACCCCATAAATTTCCTCATCACTTCCATATTTGTCAATTAAAAAATTATAGAAGGATTGATGATTAAGAGGCCATTCAGTTTGTATATTGGTAATATTATTGGAAAGAAGAACAACCCAATCTAAGGTTTCATCATCATATACTTTAAATGCCACATTATCAGGACGATCATCCCCTACAATTTGATACTTTGTAAAATAGGTTAAATCATTAAAAATATCATTCTTCAATTTACCTCTTTTAAAGAGGTTTTTTACTTTTTGATATTCTGAGATTTGTTTGGTGTCAGCAGCACGACTAACATATTCAAAATCTGGAACGTTACGGAAATAAGATGGCATTTTAGTAACCTATTACTTGGTCTTGATTTTTATCTAAATCTTTATAATCATTATCATATATAGGATCAAGTTCACCAAATGATAGAGTGAGTTGATAGGCAGTCATTGTTCGGAAGGGATCCTCATAAGTCATATAAGTGTTATTAGGGGTATATTGAACATTACAACTAAGAAGAGCACATGTTTTAATAATATTGATTGAGGGATGTACTATTTCTTGTCCATCAGTATTAAAGGTTTGATATTGTATATCAAAAACATTAGGTGCTTTAAGGAAAACATTCGATGCTGTTGTTTTAACTGACATACCTTGCTTAAAGAATCTAAGAATTTTTCTTACTTGATCTGCTTCCTCTGCATCTCTGGGAGATAATGTAAATGTAAATGCGAAATTTCTCAATGAAGGCCCACCAAAAAGCATTTCTAAGTTGGGGTTAAGAACTGCACCTGTTGCCCTTGAGAGTAGACCTTGAGCACCGACTGCTCTTTGTGCAAGATAAACATTAATTGCATTTCGGATATCACTTCCTGCTCCTGCTGCCATTTTCATTGATGCATCTCTTACTGCTCCAGCAGCATTTCCAAAAACATCACTAATACCTTGACCTTCTGCTACACCTTGGAATACTCCTAGTGCTCCTGATGCACCCAGTGCCTGAATTGGGTTAAGAGTTGCTCCTTGCCAATCTACTCTATTTGTATCTTCAATTCCTGTGACAATGGGAAGAGTTACTGAACCGTTTATCTTTGTTTTTTTCCTTTGAAATTGTTTAACTCCTGAATCAATAGTAGCTTCTATTTTAGTTCCTTCACTGTATTTTTGAGTAAATCTAACTCTATCTTGTCTATTGCTACTTAAATCTTCTGGATAATAATAATTCCCATAAGATTTTCTTCTATCACCTTTAATTTGTATATCAATTGTTGAATAAGTATACTGATAAGGATCTTTCTCTTCTTCTTTTTTTACAGATTGAGTATCGTTATTATCCTTGGCATTATTGCCCAAACCAAGATTACTAAGAAATTTAGTTCGATCTTTCTCAGTGATATTATTTCCAAGGGCAAATTTTTTAGCTTTCTTTAATGCTTGTTTAATTTGATTTTTAATCTTACTTTGTTTTGATTTTTCCAGTTCACCTAAGTTGGATAAAGTTATTTGACCTGTTGAAGAAGTTTTACCAATGTTTTCATCATCACTGCTTCGATGAATAGTTGTCTCAAAAGTATAACTTCCTGCTTTACCACATCTTTTTGTCTGCACATAGTATTTTATCACCACTCTTCCTTTATTTCCCTGTCCACCACCTTTCAAGAGGACGGGAAAAGTAGTAGTTTTTTCGGTGGTACAGGCCATTTATCTTTTTTTCTTTATTTATAGAGTGGTGAGGAAATAGGCATATGATATATCTTTTAAGTCGTTTATTTCACTGGGTCGAACAACATAGAGGACTCCTCCGATCTCTTCCCATGTATAGTTTCTGAATTTACCCCAATGATAATTGAGTCCTCTGAATCCCCATCTTTGGATGTCAGTTACTGCAACAAGAGGATGTTGATCATATGTAAGTCGGGGAGTTTTGGCAGTGTATATGAAAGTATAATACTGCCCTACATCAGGCACTACTTCTACATCTTTTAATGTATCCATGATAAGAAGCATCATTTCTTCAGGATCACTCATCCCCTTCAATTCATCCATGATAGGTTCAATCCTATTATCACCTACCTGTTGAGAATATTGTTCAAAATACTCCTCCTCAAATGGATTTTCTTCTTGAAGAGATCTATCTGCCATGATATATTCCTAGTTCTTGTTCAGTAATGATTTTAAATTCAATTTTTCTATCATTACAAAACTCTTGTGCTGCTTTCCATTTAGCTGTGTTAACAGCATATGTTTTACATTCATAGAGATATGATTGAGTCACTTTTTTTCTTTTTTTAGGAGGTCGAGTTTGTTTCTTTGGTTTTACCTCAATTACATAAGTTTTAATCTCACCCGTGCTTTCTTTGACTTTGATGAGAAAGTCTGGATAGTAACGATGAGTTCTATTATCAACAGGTGAGAGATATTTAATAAAAAATTCTTCACTTGCCCACTCAAGAATATTTTCATTTAGATCACAATAGTTGCAGAATTTGGTCTCCCAAGTGCTACGACAGATAATATTATTGGGATTTCCCTTGTATTTTTTGGGAAAAGAGGGTCTGAATAAACTCTTTTTACTTTCTCCCATTATACATACTATATCAGTAGTAGTATTTATAGGAATATGGTCACACCAAGACCGCAAAAGAAAGTATTAGCAGATTTAAAGGCATCTATTTTAAATCCTGCACTTACTTCGCATTTTCAATGTTGGTTCTATCCTCCCTCTGCAGTAAGATCTCTTTTACCTACGGGAGAAGTTCAGGATGATCGAATGTGGTCATTATCTTGCTCAGAAGCTGCATTACCTGGTACATCTTTGGCAACTAGCGAACTTGTTAATGATCACACAGGAGTAACAGAGAGACATGCATATAGAAGACAGTATGATACAACATCTTCATTTACTTTCTATGTAGATCATGATTATAAGATTATTAATTTCTTTGAGAAGTGGATTGGTTACATTGTGGGAGAGAATGAAACTAATACTGCTACTTTAAATGATGGTAAAGATACCAATACTCTTTCTCCTAATTATTTTTACAGGGTAAATTTTCCTAAGTTATATCAGACATCTATTTACGTTAAAAAGTTTGAGAAGGATTATGAGAGAGTATTGGAATATAGGTTTTTAAAGGCCTATCCTATTAGTATTAATTCAATGCCTGTAACTTATGAGGCATCTCAGTTATTGAAGTGTACAGTTAACTTTAATTTCTCTCGCTATTTGGTAGAGACTAGACCTAACTTCCCTCCTATTCAACTGTTTGCAGATGCTACAGGAGTAGACATTAATTAAGACCTGCTAAATAAAACACACTGAACTCTTTGTAAGATATTATGCCTTTACCAAAGATTGCGACCCCGACGTATGAGTTGGAATTACCTTCGACCAGAAAACCTATACATTATCGACCATTTTTAGTTAAAGAAGAAAAACTTTTAGTTCTTGCCTTAGAAAGTGAAGATACAAAAGAAATAACAACTGCAATTAAAAATGTAATTAAATCTTGTATAAAAACAAGAGGAGTTAAAGTAGAAACTCTTCCTACTTTTGATATTGAATTTTTGTTCCTCAACATTCGTGGTAAGTCGGTAGGAGAAGATATTGAGGTTAATCTTATTTGTCCTGATGATGGTAAGACACAGGTTCCTGTGACTATTAATATTGATGATGTTAAAATTCAAAGAACTGAAGGACATACTAATAAGATTAAATTAGATTCATCTTTAATGATGGAAATGAAGTACCCATCTCTTTCTGAATTTATTAAAAATAATTTTGATTTTAAGGAAGATAATGTAATGGATCAATCATTTGAATTGATCGCAACGTGTATTGATAAAATTTATAATGCAGAAGAAGTATGGGCGGCCGCCGATTGCACTAAGAAGGAAATTACTACTTTCTTAGATTCCATGAATTCATCTCAATTCAAAGAGATTGAAAAGTTCTTTGAGACAATGCCTAAACTTTCACATAAGGTTAAGATTACTAATCCTAATACAAACGTAGAAAGTGAAGTTGTAATGGAGGGATTATCCAGTTTTTTCGGTTAGCTCTAGTCCATATGGATCTAGAGAGTTACTATAAACTGAATTTTTCTCTAATTCAGTATCATAAATATTCATTAACAGAGATTGAAAACTTGATCCCTTGGGAGAGAGACATTTATGTTGAACTACTTCGAGCACATCTTGAAGAAGAAAAACTAAAACAGCAGCAACAAGCAGCATCATAATGGCCGTAACCATTAAACCACAAATTACTAAAATTCTATTGGATCTTAAGATTGATCCTATAGATCTTTATGATGTTGATAATGCAGAACAAACTTATATGTCTGCAGTTAGGGAAGGTATTAATACTCTTGAGGCTGCTACAAAAGGGAAGGGAGATAGAAGATCGAGAATATTAAGAGAGGAATTTCAAGGATTACTTACTAGAAAAAAAGGAAGAAAAGTAGAAAAAGTTGCTAAGATTTTTGGTAAGAAAAAAATAATATCTACAAGTAAACTTAAACCACAAGCATTATTACCAGGAACCGCATCTTCATCAGGTTCTCAGAAAGGGGGAATGGGAGGTATATTAGGTGGTATATTAGATGTTCTTAAGAAAGGTAATAAGTTAGATAAAAAAGAATCGGAGACTGCTAGAAAAGAAAGGCAAAGACAAAAAAGAATTAAAAGAGAAGAATCGATAGAATCTTTAAAGAGTGGGATAGGAACATCTGCAAAAGCAGGTAAAAAAATAGTAAGTTCCTTAATTTCTCCTTTCAAGGACATATGGGAGAAAATAGCCAATTTTCTTAAGGTTACTGTTATAGGAGTTTTATTTAATCAAGCATTAAACTGGTTTGGTGAAAAGGAAAATGTAGAAAAAATAAAAAGAATTGGTAGGTTTTTGAATTTTTGGTGGCCTTCTTTATTAGCAGGTTTTGCATTATTCTTTACACCCATAGGAGGTTTCGTAGCAGGAGCTGTTGGAATTTTAACGACTGCACTTCCCACACTCGCTACAGTTTTATCAAGTCCACTTTTTCTTAAACTGGCAGGATTGGGATTATTAGGATTGGGTATTGGTGGTATTGGTAAGATGTTAGGTATGGATAAAGTAAGTGAAAATTTAGCAGAAGAGAAACAGACAAAAATGAATACCCTTATGAGCGAGGGAATGGATGCTGGACAAGCAGAGCAATTATCAGAAAGTACCAGACTTAGAGATACTTCTATACCAGGAGATGTTGATTATAAACCTAATAGTGGTCTTCTTAGCCCTGACCCTCTTCAATTGCGAAATGATCCTTTAAAATTTAATGAAGGAGGAACAGTTGCTGGAAGTGGAAATGAAGATTCAGTTCCTGCATTGCTTAGACCTCGTGAGGTGGTGATTCCTGCTAGTGAGGGTGGTATAAGTAAAACTCCGATCATAGCTCCAAAGGTGAGAGGAGTAAGAGGTGGTAATATTACACCTTCATCTACTCTAAAGATGAGTAACACTGTTGTATTACCTCCGATCAGAAAAGAAAAACCAAGACAACAAGTAAGAGAGGGGAGCACTATTCCAACCTTTCAAATTTCAAGTAATGCTAATTCCAGACAATATACTTTAATGGGGATGGGTCTTGAGGAGATGGTATAATGGCAACTAAACTTTTACCTTCTGCGGAAATAAGAGCATCAAAGAAAACTATTTCTGCTGATTCAATAACTTCTATTGGTAAAAATTCTTCTAATATAGAAAAATTATCAGGAATAAGAAGTTTCTTAGCATTAGATTATAAACGTGATCTGTTTTCTTTTAAAATGAAAAAAAGACAACAGCAAGATCAAAAAAGAAAGGCAAGAGAAGAAAAAATAGAAAAAAAGGAAACTAAACCTTCTTTACCTTCATTTAAAATTGCTAATCCTTTCCAAGATATTTTTAGTTCTATTGGTAATTTTTTCCTTTTCTTAGGTGGAGGGATTCTTTTTAATAAAATATATGATGCGGAAAAGGGATTAATGGGAGTGGCAAAAATTTTACCTGCCATTGGTAAGGGTATTGAGTTTGTTGCCAGTATGGTCGGATCTCTTACTAATTTTATTGATTCGACTGTGGAAGGATATGATAATTTTATGAAAAAATTTAAGGATATCACAGGTGTAAAACAAGAAGACGTTGATAAGTTTTTAGAAAAATTTAAGGTAGTAATAAATGGAGGAGTGATCGCTGCACTGATAGCTTTGAGAGCCCTTCCTGGTATTCTTAGAGCAAGGGGAAGAGGAGGAATGGGAAGAGATATGGGATCAGGTAGAACAGGATTTAATAGACGACAACTTTTAAATACTCAAGGTAATCAAGGTATTAGACGTTATATTAAAAGACATGGTATAGATGCAGCTCGTAAAAGATTTGGTAATCAAGCAGTTAAAAATTTGGGTGGAAAATTTGCACGATCTACATTCACTAATACAGCAAGAAGAGGTCTTGTCTCTATTTTGGGTAAGACAGGTACTAAAAGTTTATTGCAATTCAGTAAAAGATTTATTAGTCCTGTTCTTCAAAAAATTCCAATAATTGGTGCTGTAGTAGATTTTTTATTAAATTATTTTGTATTTAAAGAACCTTTAGGACATGCTGCATTTAAGGCTATTGGTGCTGGTTTATTTGGTTCTCTGGGTGCTGCTATAGGTGGTCCTTTTGCCATTTTCACTGGTATAGGTGGAGCAATGCTTGGCGATTTTCTTGGAGGTAAATTAGCTGACGCTATTTTAGGTGATGGTTCCGCTAATGTAGGAGGTATTGATGAATATACAGAGTATAATCAGAATTTTGAGATTACTAATAACATTATTCAACCAGTAGAATCATGACCGCTAATTCCTTACAATTTAATAAGTTTGAGATGAAGTCTAATGTTGATGGTAAGACAGTAGATCTTAGAGCAGGGGCTTCGATAATTCAATACCGAGAAAGTGTTTTTATGCCTCATGTGGAGATAACTGCATTTATTAATGATACTGGTAACACTGTGGCAGCAGATGATGGCTCGGGTGCAGGAGTGGCATTACTAGATGCTGGTTTTGGTCAGTCAACCGAAACCATTTTGTTCAATATGGAGGATGAAAAAGGTAATAAAATTAATCTTACAAAAGAGAATGATTTAAGAGTTGATAAGATCATTGGTGGTTATCAATCATTTAAAAATGAAAATTATATGTTGACTGTGGTATCAAAAGAGGCATATAATAATACATTGATTGATAATAGATGTAGAAATCTTTATAGTGGAAAAATGTCAGATATTGCACGAACTATTGTAAAAGAAAACTTAAAGTCCCCTAAATGGCAGTCAATGAATACTGATGAAACCTTAGATGATTATAATGGTTTTGCACCTCTTGATGATGATAAGAAGTTTATGAGTCCATTTGATTTTCTTTTATATCTTCAGCAATTAAGTATCCCTAATATACAAACTTCTAAAGGTAAAACAGCAAAAGGAAATACGGCTGGTTATCTTTTCTTTCAGACTGCAACTGGTTATCAGTTTAGATCATTAGATAAACTTTTTGATCCTACTGGTAAAACTATTATGAGATATATTGAAAATAGTAAAGCAGATGATGATATAGCTCCTGGTTTTAATGGTAAAATTTTATGGTCTAATATGACTAGAAGTGTGAGTGGATTAGATCAATTTATGAATGGTGCATATTCAACAGCATTAGAAACTTTTAATCCTGTAACTAAAGATTATACAACAACAAAATTATCATCAAAAGGTAAAGGAAATGGCATCATGCCAGGAAAAAACATACCTATCTTTAATCCAGATTTTTGTGATGATGATGGTAATCCTTTGACTACAAGATTGAGGAAAACCTCACAAACAGCAGGTCAAACTGTGAAGGGATTGGATAATATAGAAAACCAGGTTGAAAAAACAGACGAAATCAACTATAATGTAGAAGATATATTTGAACAAACGCACCAGAATTACCTTCAAAAAATGAACATGACTGCTGAGATTGTGGTTGAATGCGATCTTAGTTTAAATGCTGGAGACTTAATTTTTTGTGAGTTTCCTGAACCTTCTACTAAACCCACACAAGTGGGAAGTAACAAGAGAAAAAGTGGCATATATATGATAGCAGATTTATGCCATCATGGTGATGTTGGTAATTCATTCACTGGTCTGCATTTGGTACGAGGTTCTTTTGGAGTTTAAACATGACTATTAAACACGATCTAGATCACGAAGTTTACATTGATCCTAAAGATGGTAAGGAGCATACCAATCATGGTATGCATGAATATACCAAGGAGGATTTACAGAATGTCCATGCTGATTATGATGTGTATCATAAGGGTGACAAAGTAGATGCGAATGAAGGTAAGATTAATGACTACCATACACGGCATGAGGATAGTCATTTAGAAATTTATTGTGATAATCATCCCGATGCGGATGAATGTAAGGTATACGACGATTAACATTTATGGCTGGGCGTAAAGTATTTAAAAATAGAATGAAAGGTACTCTCTTTGCTGGCAATGAGAGAGAGTACTACTTGGCTCAGATTGGACCTATAAAATATTACGTTGCCACTCTTAAACAAAAGAAAAAAGAGAAAGGAAATAAGTATAATCTTCCTCGCTATAAGATTAGAATAAAAGGAGAGCACGATGATATTAAAGATGCAGAAGCGTCACAATTACCATTTGCTTATAATAGAATTAGTGCAGGTAGCCCTGCCACTTCTTCAGGAGATCCTACTTTATTAAAAAATCAGTGGGTATATGTTTATGAGGAAGATAATCAATGGTTTATTGATAGGGTTCTTCCCAATACTAAATGTGATGTTGCCACGGAAAATAGTGGATTTGAACCAGGATCCAATATTATGTTGGTTCCTGACACCATGTGGAGGAAGGGTAAGATTGCGGAGTGTGCAGAAGTATTCAATACTCAAGTAGAGGCAGAAATAGATGAAAAGTATGTAAGAAAGAAGATTATTGTAGATACATGGTGTGATAGTGCTAAAGGTAAAGCCGCATCTGAACATGTAGTGTATGAAATTAAATGGTCAAAGCAACTTGATGAAAAAATACAGGAGTTGACTAAACCCTTACGGGATATTCAAGATGCTATCGATAATGCTAAAAAAGGTATAAGTGGAGATCCTAATGATGAAAGAGATTTTTGGACTGCTTTAAGACAGAATGATGTGAGTCTTCAGAACTTTAATAATACTGTAGCGATCTATCAAGAAAATCTGAAAACTACAGCTGAAGCAATAGCAAATTTTGTTAGAACTATCATGTTGAGGGTGCAGAGAAAATTCATGGAGAAGGTGAATGCTACTGCGAACTTAGTTAAAGGATCTGTTCCTGCCTCTGGTAGATATGTAGCTAATAGTTATTGGTCGGAGGCAATGAAAAAGATTGCTTGTGTGTTTCAGTTAATAATGGAGTTGTTACCTGACTTGATCTTAGGAGCACTTGAAGCATTTTTGAAGAAGATAGTAAACACAGGAAAATGTATAGCAGAAAATTTTATTGGTGGATTTATTGGACAGATATTAGGTCAAATATCTACATTAGTTAATGGTATAGTGCAGGGTATTATCGCTGCATTTAGTAGAGTTGAAAATTTAGTTGGTGGAATAGTTGATCTGATTACTTCCATTGGCGACACTTTATCAAATCTTTTATCACTTTTGGAATGTGAATTTGATTATTGTAAAAGAGATGATGGTAGCATTGAATGGAGTGTTTCTGAAGGCCCTAAGTTTGATAAAAATAAACTAAATTTGGATGATATATTTAAGAAAGCAGAAGAAGTGGGAAGAAGATTTGAGGATGTGCAAAATATTCCTGGAGATATTTTGGATTATGAATTTAAAATAGATTTTCCTGATCTTACTGATACTATATTTGATGGAGAGTGTGATGGTGGATTTGATTTATGTGGAGTTCCCCAAGTTACCTTCTTTGGTGGTGGAGAAATTGTTAAAGCAACTGGAAATGCTGTTGTAAGTGCTGCAGGAGATATTATAGGAGTAGATGTAACGAATGGTGGAGAATATACTGGTGTTCCTTTACTTCAGGTTGATGATGGTTGTGGTAATGGTAATAATGGCACGGGAACTGTTATTATAGGCCCTATAACAGGAATAGGAACAGTTGGTGTTGCCACCACTGGAGGATTAGGTGGTGATCTTGGTGATTTAGATGATGATGGTACAACAGGAGGTCAGTTTGGTCAGGGTACAACTGCAGGAATAGGAATTACTTATCATGTAACAGTCAATGCAGTAGCAGTTGGTAATCGATATTTTATTGACGATAAACAACAAAAGACTCTTACATTTGAGAGAGGTAATACTTATATTTTAAATCAGGAGCATGTTTCTAATAATGGGCATCCTTTAAGATTTTCTGAAACCAAAAATGGTACATGGGGAGGTGGTGTAGAATATACAAGAGGAGTAACAATTGATGGAATTCCTGGATTAGGAAAATCTGCTACGGACACAGCTTATTCTCGAATGGTGGTTGATAGTAATACTCCTGAAAGGTTATATTATTATTGTCAAAATCATTCTAAGATGGGAGGAGTAATTAATATAGTAGGTGTAGATACAACAGACACAACAGGGGAAATTGTAACAACGGCTAATGGAAGAAATGCAACCGTGGTAATTGCTGCTGTTAATCCTACTGGTGGTGTAATTGCTGTCAAGGATCTTAATGGAGGAACAGGATACAATGAATGTATGCAAAATGTTCCTACTCATGGGGGGAGTGGAACAGCATTTACAATAAACATTGTGAAAACTAATAATGGTTCGATTGAAGCACTTTCTATTAATAATAAAGGATCTAATTATCAAGTAGGAGATACGGTTACTATTATTTCTAGATCGCTTAAAAAAGTGAAGTTATCTACCAGAATAGGAATAACTAAGGTCTTTATGAATGATTCAGGATTTGGATATCTTCCTGCACCTGATGGTTCTAAAGGAGGAGATGGAAGAACATGGGCAACTAGATGTCAAACTATAGTTAGAAGAAAAAATCTAGATTGGGATGTCCCTTATGATGAAGGAGATATAATTAACTTATCTAAAGGAGATTGGGTACAACTTCCTGGTAAACCAAAGGTTTATATTGATGATAGTTTTGATGCAACTAAATTGCCAGGATCTCAGGTTACAGGAATTAGCACTTATATTGCACGAGACATGACTAATTTCCCTATTTCTAATAAGACAGGGAAAAAATCTTTAACTTATAATTTTCAAAGAGCAACATTAATAGATACTTTTGCTCCTAGTGGAAAATGGCAATGGCCTCCTGATTATACTATGGATGAGGCTTATGGAGTGCAAAGAATTGATTCAACTAGTCCTGATGTAACCGCACAAATAGCACAGTGGAAGTTTTATGCTGCTGGTGAGTTTTTAGGAGAACTTAATCAGGATAGTTTTGGTCAGGATATTCAAGTTGTAAATAATGATATTTTGTATAGGATAGGAAATGAAAGAAAACGTTCTGAGATATCGGATCCTTTTGATGATCAAATACCTTGGGTAAGAACTGCAGATATTTTACCTCCAACTTCTTGGGTTTTAACTGCTTATGATGGTTGGTCTCAATTTTTAAAAACATACGGAGTTTATCCTGCAACCACTGATCCTCAATATTCAATAATTGGAACAATGACTGCTACATGGAGAGTTGCTACTTTTACTCCAGGCATTTATACTTTTGAGATGCAAGCAGATAACATTGGAACCATTTATATGGATGGTGTTAAATTAGGAACCACTCTACCTTATGCTGGTCATAATCGAGAACTTAAGTTTAATTTTACCACTTCTAACTTAGAACCGCAGATTCATGAAATAAAAGTTGATATTGAAAATTTAATTCATAGAGAGGTATCGAAACAAGAGGAAACTAGAACGAATTTTAACATAAACCCTGCTGCCGTTGCATGGGTATTGAAGGATCCCTATGGATCTATTATAAAAACATCATTGGATCAGTATGGATCTGAGGATTTTGCAGATATACTTTATGGATATGATACTTATTATAGTATTAAGGCATATAATATATCAGATCAAGATGTAGTAATTGAAGATGAATGGTTTAGTTGTGATGATTATAATAAAGCTAGACTTTTAGGATTTACCGATTGTGATATAAGAGCATTTTTGACCAAAAACCCTGATATAAAATTGGATGCCTGTATGCAAGCTAAATTAGATGATGAAAATTGGGGTAATTGTGATGGAAATTTAAATGTTTCTCTTACTGCACCAGGATGTCCAAAGGATCCTTGCATTAAAACCGATACATACCCTGTTATTGTATGTCTTGATGAAATTATTATAGAGAATCCTGGTTTTGGTTTTGATCCTTGTAAAGATACTGTGAATATTGAACCCTCCAATGGAGCAAAAGCAAAGATTGAAGAGAGTGTGAATGGTGAAATTAGAAGAATTGTAGTTACTGATTGTGGATCAGGATTTACAGAACTTCCTGAAATCTCTATAAATACTGAAACAGGTTATAATGCTATTCTGAAACCTCTTATGAAATTCCATAAACCTGAAGAGATAGATGTTCCTAAAGGCACTAATGTCATTCAAGTCATTGATTGTGTTGGGAAGGTGTCATAATGTCTGAACCGAATACCGCCCTCCATCAAGAGTTTTGTAATACTGAAGGTGGATTATATCTGAGTTATGAGGCTGCTAATGGGCCAAAGATTGCAGCTGCCCTTCGTCGTGTTTTTCCTAATCATGGAGTAAATTATGCTCAATCTATTGAATTGATATTGACAGGCCCTTTAGCAAATGGTATTAAGTGTGAAACTCCTGGTGTATTTCAAATTGCTTGCGGCGAACTTCCAGCTGGAAAAACTGGGAAATATGCAGGTGTAGGAGGGGTTTGGACTGCTGAAAATGGGGATCTTATAATTGCTGCTGGTAATGGATCTATAAGACTTATAGCAGATAATATTGAGTTATTGGCTAATGGTGATCAGAAAGAGACAGGGCATGTGAGTGTATTTGCAAATGGAAAGTTTAGAACACATTCTGATAGGGTAGAACTAGATGCAGATAAGGATGTGCAAATAGTTGCTCCTGTGGAGGTAAATCTTACAGGAACAGAGAGTGTTCATATAGAGGCAGGAACCTTTTTCGTAGAAGAGGGATCTGATGTGAAAGGAATAGCAGGTGGTGGTGCTATTGATGGAGGAGCAAAGACCCTTCCTCAATGGATAAGGCAAGGATTGCGTTTCTTTGATGCATTCTTCGGTTAATGGGAGGTTTTAATTAAATGGAAGTTCAAGATATTCACGTTGGAAGTCAACTGCATGTTTCTAGTGCTGGTGCTGCAGGAGAGTTTTTAGGCCCTTATGCACCAGGAATCAGAGATCCTATTTGTTTAGGAATAGGCCCCGCATCAGTTCCAGGATCTATTTTTGCCAATGGAGTTGTTTTAATAGGTAGTCCTTTAGCATTTCCTATTCCTGGTGAGGCAACTTTAATGGTTGCTCGTCAAAATCCTAAACTTAATCCTAAAGCAACTACTGGATCTATTTTTAAGGTATCTAATAGAGCCAGTGTCATCCCTCCCACCCCCATAGATGTGATGATTGGGGATCCTACAGGCCCTGTGGGGATGACTCTCTTTACTACGTCAATTAATATTATAGAGACTACTTCTATAAACATTATATCTCCAATTAGAAATTCTGCTGGTGTTAAACAACATGCAGGAGCAACGACAAGAAATGGTGCTGAAGTTGATACTGGTGCAGAAACCCATACAGGAACTAACATTAATAATGCTGTAACTATTGATAATACCACCAGAAAAATAAATGGAGTCACGATAACTCCTCTTGTTAAAGGTAAAGTTTTTACAGGAAAAGCATTACAAGATAAAGGATTTGATATTGAACATCCTACTAGAAAAGGTAAGAGATTAAGACATATTTGTGTGGAAGGCCCAGAATCTGCCATCTATATAAGAGGTAAATTAAAGGGAACGCACATCATTGATATACCAGAGTATTGGCAAGGACTGGTAGACTATGATACAATTACAGTAAATCTTACCCCGTGCGGAAAACCTGATTTGTCTTTATATGTAAAAGAGATTAGGGATGATAAAATTATTCTTTCTTCAGATCATTTGACACAAGTAGAATGTTTTTATCATGTATGGGGAAATAGAATTGGCCCAGAATTGCATGTTGAGTATGATGGAGAATCTCCAGCAGATTATCCAGGTGATCAATCAGGTCATTCAATTGCTGGTTATACTTATGATAAGGAGGA